ATATCTGTCAAATCCCATGCAGTTGTATCTTCGTTCCAAACATAAGACCATTGATTAGTATTAGCTGCGTTTTGATTGTTTTGTTCTTCTGTTAATTCAGGAGCATCTCCAATAGGAGACTTCCAAGAAGCTGATTCGATATCTAACACCCAAGATGCATAAGGTTTTTCAGATAAAAAAATTTGATTTTCTGCATCCCAAGTATAACCTATACCTGCATAATTTCCTCTAAATGGTGTGCCACCTAGTTTATGTTGGTTACTGACTGTGTTGTATGATGTTTTAATCCATAAGTGAGCTGGCCAATTATTATGTTTTTCTAAATAAGCTTGACCTACAGCTTCATCTTCCTGCCCATCAGCATTTAAAGTATCTTTATCATTTAATGTTAAAACTTGTAAAACTTTATTTTCTTCAGATATTTTTGCAAAATGAGCCATAACGTTACCTATTTAAATTTATATCTTATTATCACGATTCCTGAACCGCCAGTTGCACCAGGAGCACCTCCACCTGCGCCACCACCTGTGTTGTCGGCTCCATTTCTTTCAGGAGTAGGGGCACCAGGTGATCCTTTACCGCCGCCTCCATCTCCACCAAGTCCACCATCACTCGGAGAAGCAGTGTATTGACCGCCTCCGCCTCCTCCAGAGAAATATTTTAATGGTCCACTTGGTCCTGGAGTACCAACAGCTGGATTGATTTGTGTTCCTGCTCCAGTGCCACCTGCACCTCCAATACTAGGAACTCCGCCTGATCCACTTCCAGCGGCACCTCCGCCACCACCGGCACCGATGTTTGGAAAGTTATTTGATGCACCTCCACCGTTATTTCCTTGTGGTGGGCTAACTGGTGGAGTATTTCCTGAACCAGCGCCAGGTGAAGGGGTAGGTGGTGAACCAGCACCTGAACCTCCTGGTCCCCCCGGTCCCCCTGGATATACTCCTCCTAATCCACCTCCAGTGGATGTTATACTTGAAAAAACTGAATCAGCGCCTTTTGAACCTGGTCCTCCAGGTGGTGGAGCACCTGCTCCGCCTCCGCCTACAGTTATTGGATAAGATGTTTCTGATACAGGCAAACCTGTTGGATTAGCCAATGGACTTGCTGTGTAACAACCTGAAACTGGAACTGAGTGTGATTCTCTAAATCCTCCTGCACCCCCGCCTCCAGATATATAAGCTCCGCCTCCGCCTCCTGCTACTACTAAATAATCTACGTTTGCGTTTGAAGGTTCTTTAGCTGTGTTTACTACAAAACTTCCGGGACCTGTAAAAGTGTGAATTCTAAAATCTCCACTCTCAGATACAGTTCCACCAGTAGCACATATAAAATCAGGAGCTCCAGCCGATGTAAGACCAAAACCTTTTCCTGATCCTGCACCGAAAGAACCTAAAATTGGCATAAAATTTATATCCTCCTATTATGCAAACTGAACTTGTGCTGCAAACACTGTGAATGCCGCGTCTCCAGTTTTTATTATTGTGTACGTGTAAACATCGACAGAAGATGCGTTTCCTGCAGTTGGGGCTGCACCGCCTTGCCATTCAGGAGTAACTCCTGAACCGTCAACTTGCACGGCGCTATTGTAGTAAGGTGTACCACCTTGTGTAACTAAAAAAGCAGCTGTCATAGAGTCTCCAGTATTCATTACGTTGTTTAAACTATTTGAACCGTCCCCTCTAAAGTTTACTGTAAAGTTTCCAGCGGCATTAGTTGTGTGGTATAGAACTGCTTGTGTTAATAAATCGTAGTTCACAGTCCCTGTTGTTCCAGTTGCAGCTATAGTCGCTCTTTCTTGTAGAGCCTCAATGCTACCAATACTTGTGAATTTAACTGCTCCTAAACCTTTAGGTGTTAAATCAATACCGACATTACTATCATCTCCAGTTCCAGACAACGTTGGATTATTAGTAGTCGCTGCGTTTGCAAGAGTTAACTCATTTACGGCAGAACCAGTTGCTGTTAGTTTTAATAACTCAGCTCCACCTGTGTCTAATACTGAAGTTCCTATTGCAGGAGATGTTAAAGTTTTATTAGTTAAAGTTTGAACACCAGTTAAATCAACCATGCCCACATCGATAATGTTAGGGTTAGTTACGTCATCAGCTTTTGCCATTAACATTTTTGTGCCTTTATCAGTAGTAGCAAAAGTTACGCTGTTTCCTGATCCAGACGCGTATTTAAATTCAACAGTAAAAGCTCCTGATGTAGAGTTTCTTATTACGTAAAGTTTTTCTACGTCAGTAGGTATAGTGACAATTCTATTTCCTGTGATTGTCCCTGTTAACTCAATCATATTTTGTTGAGCTGTTCCAGTAGTGTTTCCGTCAACAACATCTAAAGCAGTTGTGCCTGCTCCACCAGCGATTGATGTTTGATTAAATCCACCTACGATTTGTTGTAATAATTGTAAATTTGTATTTGTTTTATCGCCCCATGTACCCGCATTTTCACCGGTTACTTGAAGTTCTACTCCGAGAGCTGTATATGATGATGCCATAATTATTAAATCCTTATATTGTTATTTTACTAAAATTAAGCAGCCAAATCAACCTCAGTCCAAGTATTATTGACTCCTAAATCTACTTCATTCCATGGTGTAATATTAATTGAGCCGAGTGTTCCAGTCAACTGTATGCCAGTTAAGTCAATAACACCAGTGCCTGTTACTGTTACACCAGAAATAGATGATTGCAATTGCGAACCTGTAGCTTCAGCTATTGAAACAGCATCTGCTGAAGGTGATAGGAATGCCATAGGGATTCCAGTAGGATTTACTAATGCAAATCCTTCAGCTGTTTCTTCACCTATATTTGATTGTAATTGAATACCATCAGGATTTATTAAAGTTAATGCACCGACCTCTACTGACTCAATTGAAGATTGCATAGCAATTCCTGCTAAAACAAAATCTAAATCTTGAGCGCCTACTGCGTCCCCTATTGAAGACTGAGCTTGTAAACCAAAAGGAGCTACGTTACCTTCAGCGGTAGTTTCGTGCGCATCTCCAAGCGTTGATTGCAGCTGTATACCTGTTGGTTCTGCAATAAAGTCTGTAAATCCTTGTTCTTCACCGATTGTAGATTGTAAACTTAATGAGCCTAATTCAACAGAGAATGCTACGTTCCATGCACCGTTACCCCACTCTAGTCTACCCCATCCGGTGTTGACCTCCGCATCAATTGTTACATCTGTGACTGTTGTTTGTAATTGTATTCCATCAGCTTGTAATGTGCCAGCTATTCCCCAACCTTCATTATTATTCCAAGTTTTTCTACCCCAACCTGCATTTATTTCGCCTTCAGTTCCTTCTTCACCAATATTAGTTTGTAATTGGAAAGACTCAGTATTAATTGTAACATCAGACAAGTTACCCCAACTTCCTTTAGAAGAGTTCCATACTCCACCTCCCCAGCCAAACTCAGGAAATGCGTTAGATGTTCCTATTGAAGATTGTAGTTGTATACCAGAAACTTGAATATCAGTTGCATTAACTTCTCCCCAGTTTCCGTGTGACCAGGTATTTCCGCCCCAACCTCTGTCAGAAAATGCATCAAAATCACCTATGGAAGATTGTAAACTTAAGCCATCAATTGATAAAGCTAATTCATTTTGTGTACCCCATTCACCAAAATTCCAACTTAATGCGCCCCACGTAGTTTGTGTTAAATCAATAGCGCCACCCATACCAATTCCATGAATGTAACAGGCATAATAAAAATCTGTTTCAGATTCAGGAGTAACTTCTATGTACCTTGTTCCAGCAGCATTAAAAGTTGTTGTATTAAAATAATTTGCTTGAGATGTTGCACCATCTAAATAATAAGAAACTCCAGTGCCATAGACATTGGATTGTGGATTAGAAGTTTGAGTAGCAAAAAATAGAGGGTGGTTGTCATTAGTAGCTGCACTTTGATCAAATCTTAGCGTTGCTCCTTTGACCCATTTTAAATCTATATCTCTAACACCATTAAGATAAAAAACGTTACCAGTTGCACCCCCACCGAGGTATAGGCTGCCCGTTGCTACAGTAACGGTGTAAGTTAATTGTGCCATAACACCGGGCTCCTAAATTATGCGATTCTAATTATAGCTTGTGTGTTGTTTGGGTTAGGAAACTGAATCGTAAAAGTTCCTGACGTAGCAGTTTTATCACCGCCAAAGTCCAATACACAAACAGATTTGTTACTGTTTGAAGTGTTATAAATTAAAGCACCTCTTGCTGTTAATGTTACACCTGTAAAAGATAAGTCTGAAAAATCTACGAATGCTACTGTTCCTTGAGTTGAAACAAGAGCGTTTACTAAAGCTCCTCCACCTTGCGTGTACTGTCCACTATTTGCAACTTGGTTTCCAGTAGAGTCTCCTGGATAAGCAGTAGTATCTGCCCCAATTGATGCTTGTGAAGTGTATAAAGCTAATTTAAAAACATCTCCAGTTGTTGGAGTGAAGTCATGAACACCTTCAAGAATCTCTTCCTTGAATGTGTTTGTAATTGCGTTTGTTGTTATTGCCATTTTATTCTCCTTATAAATTTTTATGGTGATGGAGCCGGAACACGAGTTCTCGGTTGACCATCTGTATACTGACCTCTTCTTCTTGATCCCATTTGTTCAAGAGCAAAAGCCTGTAATTCTGTATCATACCTTGTTTTGTAGAGGTTGTACATATCCTGTGGTCCTTTGAGGTAAGAAAAGCATTCCACTAAAACACCGTATAAAAGTAAATTTTCGTGTTGATCTGACAACATAGTTGATGTCGTCGAATCAAAATGTGGTGGATTTTTAACGTATTGAATTTGTATAGCTAAAGCTGAACTAGGCGTAGGCGCTACTATTATATTTTTATCATTATAATTAGCATAGTATTTTGGCACACCAGTGTTACCATCTGGGTTGAATTCAGCTATAAAAGTTTGATCTCTCTTTTCTAAAAAAATTTCAGAACTACCACTTGTAATTTTTACAGCTCTTAAATAAAGTAAATCACCAGGTAAACTAACTGCTCTGTTAGAACTAGTAAAAGTAGAATTAGAAAACTTTCTTAAATCATCATAATCAACAGCTCCTGCTATAGCTAATTCAGTGTTTCTAATAAACTGATCCAGCAAAGTATCTGATAAAACAGAGCTTGATACCTCTGTATAGTTTCTTACTTGTGTTAAAAAATTTGTATAAGTTATTGCCATTATGAAATACCTATTGTTACTGAATTAATTAAAGCTGTAACTTGTCTTCTTTTATTTTGTAAAGAAGGATCTGCTGGTTTCATCTCACTAGTGCCTTGATTGTTAAATGCAAAATCACCGGGCAAAGTTAGATTAGCAACTCCAACAGTTATACCTCCAGAGTCAGCTATAGTTACATCATTGCTAGCTACTGTTGTTGGTTGTTGAAATTTTTGCACTCTAGGATTCCTTAAAGCGATCGCATCAGCTTTTGTATGTGGTGGATCTAACTGGGGATGTTTAGGCTCAAACTCTGAAATATGCACCAAAGAACCATTCCACTCCTTTACCATTTCTGTGTAAGGAAAAGCTTGCCCTGATCTATCTGATATTGCTTTTGATCTTTTTCCTCTAGCAAATGCCATTATGCAACTCCATCTCCAAAGTAATTTTGTGGTGAAATGTAAACAGAAGTTCTCTGGCCATCTTCTGTTAATGCTCTTTGTAATTCATCCTCATAAATTAATCTTAAGGTTTGTATTTTATCTGGTGTTTTTTTCATCGCTAAATAATAAGCTAACCCAGAACACATACACGGTAAAAATCTATAAGCGACATCAGCTTGATTAGTGTAGGCTCCCGCATCTTCAATTCTATTGATTGAAAAATATTTTAAATGTGTAAATGTAGAAGCATCTGGAGTTAAGTATAAATTAATTACAGGAACAACTTGTCTATCAACATAATATTGTGAAGGTTGTCCTTGAGCTCCTTTATTAGGTAAAGCAGCAAAGGCAGATCTATCAATTTTTGTTAAAGATACATCCTGAGTATTTGTTTCTACTCCAGCAGTTGTAGATATGAAAGCTTCTAATACATCACTAACTTTTGTTGGCACAGTGTATTGTGCAGTGCCTTGAGTTAATGCTTGAGTCTGTTGTTCAACTTTAAATAAATGAACACCTCTGTTACCCCATTCAGAAAAAAGTAAATTTAAACTTCTTCTTGCTGATTTAAGGTCATAGCCTGAGTTAGTACGTATGCCACATCTTTCATACGCTTCCTCTATGATATCATCGATATTTAAATCGAATGCTGTTGTTCCAGACGTTGCCATAATTCATTACATTAAGTCGTTATAATAATCCATAGATTTACCAGGAACCATTTGTTCATCCTGTAAACCCATTCCTGAAGTTCTCGCAGCACCATAACCTCTAACAGACTTGCCAGCCATTGCTTTCATGACTTTACCTTTTTTAGCAAAACCCATTTTTCTAGTTACATCAGGTCTTTTAGCTTTTAGCTTTCTAAGACCTTCGCCTTCTGGACCTTCTGGAATTTTTTTCAAATTAGCCATATTTCCTCCTTTATATCCTTGTGCTTTTAATTTTTTAGTTGCTTCTTTCAAACCGCCTCCTTTGTAGTTTAACATTTTTGTTACATCACCAGAATCTCTCATAGCTTTATCTGGATCTCTTCCCCCTTTTATGTAAGCTTTTCTTGCCATCTCTCGTGGACTCTTACCAGGTTCAAATTTTTTAATACTTGTCACTGCAACAGTAGCTAAACCAATTGGAGTAGCTGCTCTAGCAAATTTTGCCACTCTTAATGCTTTGCTTGCTAACCTAGCCTTAGTAGGAGTTTTTTTCAGTTGTGCTATTAATTTATTTTGCTTTCCTAAACCAGCTTTTGCTTTCTTTCCTATTAAAGGTTTTGTGGTTCCTCCTATATCACCTTTTGAAATAGCTTTTACTTTTTTAGCAGCCCCTGTAAATTTTGCTTTTGCACCTGCTAATATTTTTTTCGTTGTACGTATTGGTGATCCTAAAGCAGTTAAAACTTTACCAGCTCCAACATTTGTTTTTTTCATTATGTCTTTACCAATCTCAGTTGCTGTTTTAGCTTCTGGCATAGTTTTATAATAAGTTCCTGACTTAAATAATTTTGCTGGTGGACCTATGAATTTTGGATCTATCATACGTCTATCATACCTCCGTAATATTTCTTAGTAAAGGTCTTAACGTTTGTAGGTTTACCACCAACACCTTGTGGCTTAGCTCTTTTCCTTGCAACGGCACTCCGTATCTGGGATTCTGTCATCCTTGCCGCTTTGGCAGCAGGGACGCACTTTGGATATTTTCGTTTCCTGTCCGCTGCTAATTTTGAACGGCCACATTTTGCATATGAACCATCTTTTCGTTTGCTCCCAATATCTACCCAATTTTGTTTGAACCATTCTTTTAATCCCCCTTTTTTAAAACTTTTAGAAAAAGTAAAACCTATATTTTTACTTTTGCCTTGTTTAGTGCCTGTAATACCTAGAGATGAACTATCTCCCTCTTTAATTATATTTAAACCTAAAATACTGTTTATGTTTTCTTTATCTATTTTACTAAAAGGCTTTTCACCTGATACTCCAACAGTTACACCTTTTTTCTTAACATTAAATTCTACTCTTGGAGATGTTACAAATTCATCATCATATACATCAAGACCTCCACCAATTGTAGTGCCTTTTAAATAATCAGGTAAAGTTTTTCTCTTTTTATTGCTCATACATACCTTTGTAATATTGTTTTAGACTTTTGTTTGCATATTTTTTACCGTCTACTTCTAAATCAATAAAACTACCTGTGTATGCAGGTTTAGGTCCTTTAAAATCTTTTCTTTTCACTCCTGAAGGATCTTTAATTTTACCTGCACATATTTTAGATGCGTAGGCATTAGCATAGGCGCTAGGGTAAACCTTAAATTTACGCTTTGCTGCAGCTTTCCCTCTTGGACATAATTTAGTCATTTTGTTCTCCTTCTTTAGTGGCCACTTTGAGAGATTTTTTCTCCTTATTGCGGTCGTACAACTTTTTTGATTTTAACACTTTTGAAGCGTAAGTTCTAGACCTTACGATTTTTGCGAATGGATTCTTTACCTTTTTTTGCAATGTTAACTACCTCAGTTTTACCCATAACTTTAGCACGTTGCTCCATAACAGTTAATATCTGTATTTTTCTTGCAAATGGTTTATTGACGTTCTTTACTTTTCTTACAGTATCCCTAGCATCTTTTGCTGTGGCAAATTTTATTGATACTGTGTCTTTAGGATTTTCATCAGTATAAAGACGACGATCAGTTCCTTTAGGCTTTTTTCCCGTTCCTTTTTTTGGATCCATTTAAAACTCCTTTTAATGTTTTAGCCTGTGCTGCGTGTGTCTTTGAAGCCTTTGTTAAACCTTTAATTACTTTTTTAATTTTTCTATTTTTCATACCGCCTCCTGCATATGTTCTTACTTTTTTATTTTCGTCTCTAGCTCCTCTTAATTGACCTTCAACTTGCTTTCTCATTTGTGATCTTCCTATTGCCATATTATTCTCCTAACCAAGGTGTATATTGAGTCTTACCATCAACTCGACTTGCACGCAACCATTGTTGTCTATTAGAATTACGTGAATAACTGCAATGTATCCAGCCTGATGTAGGTTCGCCATCCTTGTAAAATTCTAATATACCTTGGTCTACTTCTAGATTATTTCTTATCCATTTTGCAAGTTCTTTATTATCGACACTTGGTATTTCAAAATCAGCTGCAGCTGACTCATCGGAAGCTGTATGTTGGCTGTTAACTGAACTGCCAATTTCTATGCACAGCTGGGCACATCGAAATCCGCTGGATATAATTAAAGGCTTGTCATAGTGTGAGCGTATAGGTTGTAATACATTTATTGCTAATGCTTTAAGATTTTCTATTTGTTCAGGGCTAGGATTGTTATTTATACCTTTTCTTTCAGCAGTTTGACTTTTACAAAGTTCATCTAAAGTTATATTAGCTGTTAGTTTCATCTTTCTCCTCCTCTATTTGGTAAAACATTTTGTCTGTATCTTCTGTAACCCAGTCTTTATTTTCGACTGTCCAATATGTATTTTGCACTTTATAGTCTGGCCAAGATCTGTCAGTAGTATAATTAGAAACGCTCCACAAGATACGATTATTAGGCTGAGCAGCATAATTGCCGTTATCGAGTTCCAATATATGTGCACACTTATGTTCTTGAGGTATCTCAGAATGTTCTGTATCAATTTCATTTACTTCAGGTGTCCCCCAGTCTATTGTAAATAAATATTCTCCTTTATAAAATTTTTTATCTTTACCAAGAAACTTTCCTCTCATTCCTCCTAAAAAATCAAACTCAGTAACACTAGGATAATAACTGAAACAGTTCCACAATTCCAGCTCGTCAACCGACATATCTGGCACTTCGGCTCTATGAAATGATTTTTGAAAAAACGCTGAGATAGGCAAGCGCCAGTAACACGCACCATTTGGTAAAAGGCAATGAAATAAGAGGGATTTTCCCGTAATACTCGCCATACCAAAGATAATGCAGTCCAAACTTTCTTTTTTATATTTAGGATCCAAATCATATAAATACTCCTTTTTAACTTTAGCATAAATTGTTGGAATGTTAATATTTAGATAAGCCATTATTCGTTATCTTTCAAACCTACATATATTACAACACAAAGTAATATAAAAGCTATGATAGTATTCACTGGTATAAATGGTTCCATTATGGCAATATTTTAACTATTTTTTTTCGATCCATATATATCTCTGTTTGAGCCTTTACTTTCTTACAAGTAAATACAACTCTCTCAGGATTTACCTCGTTCTGCGCGATACGCTTAGATTTCAAACAATCGCTTAACGAGTTTTTGTATACGTGCTCTATCATATTTCCGTTTAAAGTTAAGATTAATGCAAACACAGTCTCTATCATTGATGACTCCCGTTTCTAATTAATTTTTCTACATCTTCAGTTAACTTCTCAGTTCTTTTCTTTAAAAATTCTATGTTAACAGCGTTGTTTCTCATACCTTTAATTTCTTCCTCTACATCTTCTAGTAAGCCACTAACATGTTCTACAATCATAAAAAGCTCTGCTTCTCCAGCTGACTGACCTAATTCACCTCTTGGATATTTAATTCTAAATTCGGAGTTTTGGTCTAAATCTTTTTGCATCAACTCTATTTGAGTTGAGTGTTGATTAAGTGTTTCCTGTACTCCAAAAAAAGCCCAGGTCCCGATGGCGACCATCGCGATCAAACTAGCAACCGTCTTCATTGGCATTTGTACGGCTGCGGACTCAGAAATTTTTAATGCCATAAACTATACCCAAAATTTAGAAATAATTTTTTCCCAAACTTTTTTAATTTTGTCCCAAACTTTTTTTAACATTTCCATCTCCTTCTAGCTTGTCTTAGTCTTGAGTTTGGATCTTTAGCTGCCTTTGGAAACTTTTTCATTTGTCCAGCGCTTCTAGCACAAAATGATTTACGTCTCTTAGCATCCTTAGATCCTGGTTTTACTTTACCTGTGACTGCAGTTTTAAGTTTAGAACCTGGGTTTTTTCTTCTATAAGCTCTAACTCCGGCCTCAGTCATTCCAGCGCCCTTTTCCGTTGGGCGGAAATTTTTTTTATTTCTAGGAGGCATGCCTCCTTTGCTTAATAATTCAACAGTGTACTGATTCATTATTTATCTATAAATACGGTTATAGTCGTATTAGCAGATATTGCAGTTACTGATATTCCACCTTCAAATAAAATACCATCTTCAGGTAAATTAGTAGAGGCTATATCACCCGCTGGAACATCAACAACTAATTGTGCTCCTCTCGAGTCATTTAAAGTAACTTGTCCACCACCAGATGAATTACCAAGGATAAAACCTCTTAGTCTAGTTCTACCGCCAAATAAAGATCCAGTAGCATTTGTTCTAACTGCTTTTACGTCTGATTTAAATGCCATGTTTCTCCTATGTAAATGTTATTGTTACGCCAGCTGTTCCGGCAATAGTAGCATGAATGCCTTCTTCAAATAAAATCCCAGAACCTGGAAGATACATATCTAGACCCTCTTCACCAAACAAGTAAGTGGCAATTATAGTTCCTGTTGCACCACCAGTTCTAAAAATAATTGAACCACTGGCTGAATTACCTTTACCTTGTATCGAAGTTAATCTTGCTCTTCTCGTTGTCGCTACCATCTGTGCCGTGGCTGTTGCATGAGCACTCGACTGGTCTGACATAAAACTTGCTCCACCCATATATTCTCCTTAGTGGTGCTCCCGAAGGAGCACCGTTTAATTATTAGTTACCAAAAGGTGTAGCAATTGTGCCATCACCGATTAATAAACCTTCAACCATGTAAGTGTTATCAGCTGTTGCAGTGAATTTTACTCTTGAACCAATTAAGCCACCTGTTGTAGCGTTACCAGCTCCTGCTTCACCATTTAAGTTCATAACATCATTTGCTGCTGCAGGCACGAAAGCTTTTTTTGCACCGTCGTCAACACCGATCATTACTGAACCAACAAACTTGTCAGTGCCATCAGTTGAAATAGTACCAGTAAATTCATCAATGAAAAGAATTTCAAAAGTTGTCCCTACTGTACTTTTGTTGTTCGGATCACTTCCTGGACCAGCTGATGCACCATCTGAGGTAGCAACAATTGTTGGAAGTGTGATTGCAGTTGGAGTTCCAACTGGGTCCATAGTAACTATTCTTCCTGCGTGATCAGCAACTGTTAAATCAGTTGCAGCAGTTAGAGCGATTACAGAACCTGGGCCAATAGATTGAAAACCGTTTTTCGATCTTACCGGACCGTCGAATGTAGTATTTGCCATAATATTTTCTCCTATAGTTTTGCACCTGCAGTCTCTATAGCGTCTGCCTAGCCAGTCTGCAGATTATTTAATCTAGGTTGTTTACATTATACATAAAAAAAGGGGCGATGTGAACACCGCCCCTTAATTCGTAATACTGTTAATTAGTATTAGCTAGTTGGTAAGTTTCCGTTACCAAATACACATCTTGGATCTGAGAATCCGAATGAGTATCTTTCTCTAGCTTTAAATCTAACGTTACCAGTATCGAAGTCACCTTCAATTGCAGTTTTGATTGGTGCTCTGACAAAATGCTTAAATCCGTTAGGGATATCAGTCATTATGAAGAATGAGTCTGTGTCAGTTAAAAAGTTATTAACTCTGTAACCTTGAGGAATCATTCCCATAGATACTAATGCATTGATGTCATTGTCCGCTGTCGCCGTTCTTTGAGGAGACTTCATTAATCTTTCTGCTGTGAATTGTAATTCTTTTGGAATTATCATTTTCACGCCTTGTGCAGCGATTTTTAAGCCTCTTTCATCGACGAATCCTGCGATATCAATCAACGATTGCTCTAGTGAAGTTTCGTTCAAGTCAGCTGCTGTTGCTAATACGTTACTAAATTCACCGCCAGTTGCTAATGGGTGATTGTTCGCGATTAACGGAACACCATCTCCACCAGTTACTGCAGTAAATTGAGCTTGGTTAAGAACGTTAGCTGCTTTTACTTGCTTCGTGTTAGACATAGATCTTGCAAGTGCTCTAGTGTATCTAGCTGCAAGTCTGTCATAAAGGTTATCTTCGATTGCTTCTTCTGTGATAGCAAATGCTAAAGCGATTGTTTCGTGTGTGTATCTAGCTGTGAAAGTTTCATTCGCTTGATCAAACACTACTCCAGCACCTTCTTGTTTAGTTGGTGCAGAAGCGAAACCACTTAACATTACTTCTTCTTCGAAAGCTCTGTCAGATGTTTCTGATACATAAATTTCAGCATGCTGATTTTCGTATCTGTTGTATTCCAGGCCAAATAAGGCATTTAAACCTGGCTCTAGTTCTTTGACTAGTTGTGAACGTGTTATTGCCATAATCTATTCTCCTTATATTCCTGTTCCACTTCTGTAAAAATGCTTATTGATTCTTACAAGAATGTTGGCATTTGCTGAACCAGTATCGCTATTATCTGGATCTTGAGAAATGTCGATCGCTTGAATTATAAACGACGCATTTGTTCCTGATACCGAGACGTCAAGCTGTACTTCTGAAATGCCTGTTGTTGTGTTACCGCCACCAGTTGATACTGAATAGTTTCGGAACAGATCTGCTTGCGCAAATGTTGCATCCGCATCCATTAAGAAAACAGCATCTGGGTCATCGACTACGAATGCTGTGATATCACTCGCCGCGATTGATCCTGGATAACTATTTCTAAAGGTCGGTTTTTGCGTAGTAGGATCTGTGTAAAAACATCCATTGAAAACTCCTATAACAGCTGTTGAGTTGTTAGCAGTGTGTCTGTCAATTGTTCCTGCAGTTAATGGGATTACCAAATCACCTTGGAAAATTGCAGTAGTGTGACCACTAGCAATACTATATCTGTTCTGAGCTCCAACTAATGGTGTACCGTCTAGTTTTCTGTAAGGTCTTAGACCAAACTTTTCCGCTACGTTTGCCATTTGTTTTTTTCTCCTATTATTTTTAAGTTACCGTCCTTAGATAGTAATAGTAAAAATATTATTTTTTACGACCACCTCCAAAGGTTACGTTGGACTGCCTATCAATATTGATTGGCATGTCCGGATGTTGTTCCTTCATAAGATCTCTATCAACGGCATTCATTCTATCTTGAGTTATTTTTTTAAAATACTCAGCACGTTGTTGTAGAATATCCAAAGGTATCCTTCCCAACACAAGGCCCCCAATCCCGATTAACCCCTTATACTTGCCATCAGAATAAGAAGGGTATTTATGATTTTTGCCAAGTTCACTTTCTACAGTAGAAGCTTTGACAAACTCCCAACCCTCTCTAAGTTTTTTAGATACATTCGCTGTATCCTCAAAACCTTGCACTTCGGTTCTTATCCACCTATGTGCATATCCTGTTGGTGCTTTCGGAGCATCCAAACTGGATGGTGGAGTCCAAGTTTTTGGTTGTTCTAGATTTTCTCTAGACTCAGACTCGCGTGAAGTTCTATCTATCTTATCGCTCATTTATCCTCCTTCACGTATTTAGCGTATTCCTCTAAAGGCACCCCTAATCTTTTCGCTATTGCTACCTGTGATTTGGTGAGTTTCACAGTTCGGCGTCCATGTTGTTTACGACCAGCTGAAGCAACTGTTTGGACGGGTTTAGGTTGCTCCTTAACTTCTTCTTTAGTCGTGGTTTCAAAGGCATTAGGAAAATACTTCCCAATCCTTGAATTAACCTCATTATAATACTCATCGCTATCTACTTCAATACCCTCTTGAACAACTTGTTGATGTATAGATACCGCAGCATCAGTCATGATTTTATCCTCTCCGAACCATTTATTCTTCTCCGCCCATTCTTTTGCTTTAGGCGTGATCTGAGGTGGCTCAGAAGGAGTTTCTTTAGGTTTTGCTTCTACGTTTTGTTTTTGTTGTTGTTGTTGTTCACGATTTTCCATTTCTAATCTAGCTTTTTCTTTTTCAACTGCTAATTTAGTTAGAGCATCGTTAGCTTCCATTATCTTCTGCGAATCATTAGCCTCGATCGCTTGTTTAAGGGAAACTTTGACCTGTTCTCTTTGAGCATCCACTCTAGCATCAAATTCTTTTAAGTTTTTTTGATCTAAAGCATCATACTTTTTGATAGTAGTGTCATACTTTTTTTGTAAACCCTTTGCATAATCCGTAGCTGCTTTTTCTCTACGCTTAGCTTCATTTACTTGATAAACCAACTTATCAATTCTTTTTTGATAATTAGTTGATTGATCTTTAAGATTATCTACAGGTTTATTTTCTTTAACTTCTTTTTTAGGTTCTTCAGGTTTTTCTTCTTTAACCTCTACACCCTCTGGAAGTTCTTCTTTTTTCTCTGACTTATCGTGACTTGTATATCCTAAGTCAACTTCACCTAAATTTAATTTAGGTGCTTCCTCTTTTTTCTCTTCCTGTTTGACTTCAACACTTTCTTCTTTGACGTCATCAGTATCGAGTTCTACTTCTTGAGGTTTTTTCTCCTCAGCGGTTACTTCGACCATGTTATCCTCCTTCTAAAACAAGTGGAGGATATCTTTCGGGTCTTTTATAGTACCTATAATCTCGTCGTCATTCAGAATTCTATGTTCACCGTATTTCGTTTGAAATCGATTACCAACATATCTACCATACATAATAAACTGACCTTCTTTACACCAAGGTCCGTTAGGAAATTTTTCTTTGTCTTGATAACAAAGATCTCCCATTTTAACCACAAGTGCACAAACAGTTGTCATTTGAATTTTTTCACTTGTCTCATCAGTTAAAAGTATGCCACCCTCAGTTTTCTTTTCACCAGAATAAGGACGTACTAACATTCTGTATCCAACTGGGTCTGGTAGTTGTTTAAGATATTCTTCTATGCCTTTGGGATCTGTAGGAACTTTTGAATTTTCCTCTGACTTTTTTTGTCCTTTCGGAACTAAAAGTGGTTTAGGTTTTATCAAACTGACCATCGTTATCCTCCTTTTGCAAGCTTTTTATATCTTGAAGCAGTGACTCAAGGCCACTGATCTTACCCCGACAATACATTAGTTTGTCTATGGTATCAACCCCATATATAAGATGGTCTTTTTCTCTTTCAAGCTGTTTCTTAATTATATTTTCGATGGCTTGTCTGGTTTGGTAATCTAAGATCACTTCTTACCATTTCTAAAAATTTGTGTACCCTTTATTCCAAAAATGCTCGCCACCACAAGAATCCACAGGTTTGTAAACCAAGAAGGAAGTGACTGGAAATACTCAAAGAATAGCTTTACTTTCTCCATCGCTTCAGGATCGTCTGACATGACTGCCCACATTAACACCACGATGGGCGCCGAAATAATTATCAAAACAAATTCATCCTTATAGTCGTTTTGACGAGCCTCAAGCAATTTGCCTTGGTAAGCTTCTTCACCCCGAGCCATTTTTTCAGCATGCATGAGTTGTGCATCTGACATTGCCATTTTTGTTTTTTGTCTATTTGCGTATATTTTACTACCTGCTTGTAGTGCTATTTTTGCTAAACTAAACCACGCCATTATAAATCTCCAAAATTTTTTAATTCTTCTTTCTTCTCTTTAGCATGACAAATTTTAGATATCAACTTATCAACTTCCTCAATGTGTTGTGGATGTTCACCAATTCCTACTGAATTAGTAAGGTATATTTTTATTGTAGCATCACCATGAGCTATTTCAGCATCATATTTTTTCTCTAAAGCGTCTAATATTGCTTTTGCGAAACTCATTTTACACCAATAAATTTAAATCCTTTAATTGCCTTTCCTACTCCTTTTATCCCATCTGGTCGATGAGGGCAAGTGCCTCTTCCTCCAGTTTTCAACTTTACAGGTGGGACGAGCGGATTCGGCCCTCTTTTAGGGGGTGGTCCGAATCTCACGCCGCCACTTTTGTACGCCCTGAAAGGAAAAAAATCGGGCGCACTAAAAGATTTTGTTTTTGTTTTAATTGGTTTTTTTAATATTGGTTGTATTGGACTACCTCCATTATCACCACTTATGGAAGGTCCTATTGTTCTTTTTGTAGGAACTTTAAATATTGGAGACCCAGATAATGCAGCTGATGAAATATCTTTTTGAATTTTTGGCGTAGATAATTGTTGAATTTTTCCTGCAGCCTTTTTGGCTCCCTGATAAACTAAACCTAAACCTGAAATATCAAAAACTCCTTTTCCTATTGCACTAACTTTAGCTGCCGTACTTATTTTTGGTCCTCCACCTCCTGACGATGCTCCATTACCACCATTCCCATTACCACCATATGTTGTTGACGTACGTGTTCCTTGGCCACCAAGTTCAGGTGATCCTTCAAAACCAGTTGATCCTTTTCTTCTTTTGACAACTCCTTTTAAAGTTCCCTTATTCGCGGCAGCATAAAAAACTTTATCAGCATCTTTGCCGTATTGTTTTTTAAAAGACTTTTTTATTTTTTTACCTTTTTCGGTTAGGGGCATTTTTCTTCCTTTGTACGTCTAATTTTTCTCTAGCAACTTTAATTCTTTCAGCTGCTTGATCCTCTTGGTTTTCTAATTTCATTTTTTGTATCTCTAAATTCTCTTCAATTTCATTTTCTCTTATTTCATTAGATTCCATGTCTTGCATTGCTTTTCTTTGTACTTCCATTGCTCTTAAATCTAACTCTCTTTGCTTCAATGCAACTAATGGGTCTCTATTTGTTTGAGTCTCAGCTTGTGCGAGCTCAGTTGTAATCTCAGCTATTCTTCTCGCTATCATAGCATTGATTTGTATCTCTGCACTTTGAGGATCTTGTTGTATTAAAATTTGCATGTCCATATCAGCTGCAACTTGAGCACCAACTTCACCTTGAGCCTTCAAACTTACGTGTTGAGAGATATGTGCTTGTAAGTTTGCGTAAACCATAGGGTTGATCTGAACCATTCTTGTAGCCATAAAAGCTCTGTGAGCGTTAATATGTGCATCATGATCCTGTTGTGGGAAAGCTTGCGGGATTTTCATCTGCATTGCCTCTAAATTTTCTATCGCTGGGTCCTTCGGTACTGGAACTTCGTCAGGTCTAAGTAAACTATCGATGTCTTTTGTACCTAATGCCTCGTAAACTCTTCTATATGCTTCTCTGATGTTGTGTAATCCAGGATTTGAGACTGCAATCTTTAAATTTTCGTTAGCAAGTGTAACTCTTTGCGCCATTGAGTAAATATTTGGGTCTGCAACCGGTATTACATCGACTCTATCGTCGAAATCTTGCACTTTTATCATTCGATCTGCTCCATAAACCGAATATGGGTAGACCGGTGGTAGATAAACTGAAAAAATTTTACCTAAAAGTCTAAATTCTTTACGCATTGCGTAGTAACAACGCTTATGAATAGCTGACATGACCCGTGATCCGCGTTCCAAAAGTGCAATCGTACTGCCTACTGCACGATTTTGAGCATCATTACCAACAGACATGTCCGTAATAGCCGCGAACCTCTGACCAGCTTGCACGACAAACCCTAAAAGTTGGTATAACGTGCCACTTGGTTCCTTAAATGGTAAAATTTGAAACTGATCTTTGATATTTCCGCCAGGTGCATCAACGTCTCTGAACTCACCAGGCTGAAATGGTTGGTCATCATCTCTGATTCTGATACCACGGCTCTTGAACCCTGCTGGTAAATTGCTCAAAGTTCCCGCATCAAGGAGTTGTCTTAAAGCTTGTGTGGCTGTTCTTGATAATCCACCGATCATGTGAATTAAACCAAAGCCATAAAAACCTAATCCTGGTAAAAATTTGTAGTGAACAAAATATTCTTTACGTTTTTTTGTTTCATCATCTATATCGTAGTTTCTGTATATAGATAAAATCTCTCCAGAACCTTCATCTATTGTTACTATGTATGGAATTTTTATATCTTTCTCAGGATTTTCTTGTACAAACTCGTCTATGTTTAAATCAACATGCATTTCTAAAATATTAAAACCATATTGTTTATCACCTGATGGTGTTACTCCCTCTAATTCTTGATATTTTTTTTCAATATCTGTCATACCTGTTTGCACAGGTTTTAATTCTACATCTCTGTAAAAACCAGACTTCTGTTGTTTAATAATATCATTCTCACTCATTCTAACAACGTGAGTAATTCTTTCACATTCTAATAAATCTGTTGCATAATATGGAACAACTAAATCCTCTGCAGGTACAAATTTTGCAACAGCTCTTTGCATGATTTCATCAAAATAAATTTTTTTAAATGCAGATCCTGCTAATGGTAAATAGAATAACATTTGATCCATGTCTGGAGTATATTCCTCCATTTTTTCTAATAACATGTAATTAAAAAATTCTTGCACTCTTGTAGCTTGATTAACTTTATCATCACTTTGTGCACCAACAACTTGTGCTCTTACTGGGCCATCTGATGGAATTAATTCTTTATAAGCCTGTGCTTGAAATTGTGTTACAGCCTCTGCTAACAAGGGATGAGTAACAGAAGCTGAACCTTTAAAAGGTCTAGTCATTTCAGTGTATTTGAAACCAAGTAGATCTAAACCTTTTGTGTATCCAGTCTCCCAATCTTTTCTGGATACTTTATCTCTTTTATATTCTTGAACTAGAGAACTTGATATTCTTTGTAATACTTCATCTGATAATTTTAAAGCGACGTTTTCATAAAACTCATCTATAATTTCTGCTCGGTCACGAATTTTTTCTAACTCAGGAGTTTCTTCCTCAAGTTCAATATTAACCTCTTCGCCCGGAGTTTCTACTTCCAAGTCCTCTTTAATTTTTTCAACTTCAGCCATTACATCATTTTTGTTGGTTTTACTCTAGCTAATCTTCCGCCTCTTGCTTTTATCATCTTACCTTTTTTTGCACCCATGCCAGCACCAAAAGGATCAATACCAAAAGTCTGTCCTGATATATTACCTTTAGGTAAAAATGCTTTTCCTATTCCTGTTCTTCTGTTTTTTACAATAGCAGGAATTCTAGCTTCATTCATTTTTGTGGCAAACATAGGTTTTGCGCTCATAGCACTTTCTTTAATAGCTCTATCCGCTGCCAACTTGTTCATGCCCATTTTAGCACCAGCGCCAAGGATTCCTAAAGCAAGAATTTTTTTGAGTCTTCGCTTAGTTTTTTTCTTCATATTATCTCCTAATAGTATACGTATTTTCTATTTTTATATTTCGTAACTTCATCTTCATCTGAATAAGTTGATACAAAATATCCTTGCCGGTATCTTAACATAGCCTGTGTGGTGCTATCAACATAATCGTCGTGTTCTCCATGAGGAAATGCTGCGCATTCTTCAATAACTTCCTCAGCAAATTTCTCATCCCTAGGATAATAAACTTGTCCAGATTCAAAAATAGGAGCTACAGCGTTGACCCGTGAGTGTTTGTCTTTTCCCCGTCCAGGTGTAAAATCCATCACTGGTATACCCATTCTTCTAAATTCTTGTAATAATGGTTGCCCAGAAGCTTTGGCTTCGATAATTGTAGTTTCAGGTTGCCAATATTTATATTGATCTAAGGCAACAGCTTTTAATTCAGGAAAATCAAATCTACCTCTAATTGCATCAATTAACATTATTGCATCTGCTGCGCCATCCTCAGGCTTAAATATACCCCAAGTCGTTATAGCAGAGTAATCTGCTGTTTCTTTTTTTGAAAACGCAGTATCGTAAGATTGTATTACGTGTTTCAGAATTGGCATATCATGTGACCATGGAATCCACCAATCTCTTTTGATGATCGCTCCTTCTTCAGACGAAGGCTCTTGCATATATTGTGCCGACCAATTTCTCACGGACAATGATGCTTTAACTTTTTCTAATTCTTCTATGTTCCAATATTCAGGCCAAACAGGATTACCACTTGGTAGTATTGCTGGAAACGAAATTTTTTGCCATTTATCTGCTTTAGGTTCAGACTCTGATTTTATTAATCGACCTGTTAAATCGTCTTGTGCCCACCTCGTCATCACGAGTACGATTGAGCCTCCAGGTTGTAAACGTTGTCTTGGTCCAGAAAGATACCAATCAAAAGTTCTTTCCATTGCCGAATCAGATAAAGAATCTTGTTCCGTGTGTGGGTCATCAATAATCAAAAGATCCGCCCCTCGTCCTGTGATAGAACCGCCTACCCCCGCTGCATAATATTCTCCACCTTGATTGGTCTCCCAACGTCCTTTTGCTTTTGAATCTTCTCGTAGTTTAACATCTCCAAAGATTTCTTTAAACTCTGGGCTATCAATTAAATTTCTTACCTTTGCACCAAATCTAGCTGAAAGTTCTGCGTTGTGTGATACCTGCATCAATTTCATTTTGGGGTTTTTACCAATCATCCAAGCTGGAAAATAAACAGATGCAAACTCAGATTTAGTATGCCTAGGAGGCATGTTAACAATTAATCTGCCTTTTTTGTTTTCAGCTATTTTAGTAAATTCATAAGCGATATGCTGATGGTGGCCCCATCTATTTGGGTCCTTATCTGTTCTACAAATAAATTCTGGCCAAACATTCATTACAAAATATAAGAAGTTGTCCTGACATAATTTAATATGTTCTATCCAGGTTCTCTCTACCTTCAATCGTAACTGATCTGTGGTTAATAAATTTGTGTCAGACATGAGATTTTATATCCTTTTGGGTCCCCATTTACTTTCACACTACACTACATGTATTTGTGTTGCAAGATTTAGTCATAGTCTTAGTAACATGTAAATCTTTTGTCAAAAAAAAATTTTGACAAAAAACCAAAAAACGAAAGTTTTTTGAGACCCCTATAGCTGCGGGGGGCTGCTGCCCCCCACGAGTTTATTTATTTTTTCTTAAAGTATTTTTTTACTTGCGCATCAATGCGTTGAATATTAGCATTTTCTTGCGCTATCCTATAAGTATCAAGTTTATAAGGCTTGATACCTGTTAAGGTCTTAACCCCTCGTTTAGAGGGGTTAAGGTCTTTTAATTTATTCTTCTTCACGCTTTGCCTTAACTGTTACAGCATCAACAGGCTTGTTTTTAAATTTAGCGTATAAATCAGCGTGAGCATTTTTAAACGCCTTACTGTCAAAAATAATTTTTTTATTATTGACAACTTCAAGCCAAGTCTTGACACCCTTCCAGCTAAATGATTTTGCTAGTGGTTTAATAAAGACTTTTTTATCGTCTTTAATCTTTACACAACCAAGCGAAATTAATAGCTGTTCCTGTAGCAAGTCGCTTTTTTCTTTAAAGTCTTTTAATACTTGCTTATGTTCCGCAAGTTTAAAAGCCATTTCATTAACAGTCATTTTTGACAACTGTTTGATAAGTTTATGTTTGTTATTCATTTGACCCCCTTTGTTTGTGTTTTATGAATATTAAACATGAGTTTAATATAATGGGACTTAATAAGATATTCAAGATAAAAAAGTTATAAACGACCCAAAATGGTCGGACTCTCTTTAGTCCTCTTATGTTGCTAAAATGTTCGGAGCTCGACCCATTATGGACAGCTGCTAAAATGATCTTGTTAATATGTGAATAAGAAAAATTATAGCTATAGTCATAATCGGTCTATAGATTATGAATAAAATTAATCCTACTAAAAATTTATCCCACAAAATCTGACACCTGTTTTTTAGCCAGTCCCTTTGCTCTTAATCCAATAATCACGCCTGACTGTTTTTCTTTAAATCTTAAATCGTGTTTATCCCCATCAATGACTTTACGCCCTTTGAATGTTTTAGGTAGCTTATTTTTAAACACATATGCAACATTCACGCCCCTGCGCAATGCTGCCTTACATTCATGATTATTCTCTCCGCTATGAGAGTAGACAACATAGTAGTTTTTAACACCATGATCCAAATAATTAAAAACCTTTGTATAATCATAAAACTGGACACAGGGGTTTAGCTGCATTAAGTTCTGACCTTCCAGCTTGTAACGATGCCATGGTAGATCTGAAGTCCCATTTAATCGAACCGCAAATTTAAAGCCAGCTTGATCAGCTCGCTTGCTGAGCTGCTTAATCTCCGCATCTAGATCTTTTAAAAATTTTAAGCGGTCCTCCCAAAATGCATTTGTTTTATTGATTCGCGCAGCCTGAACTGAATTCATTTGTCCACGGCCAGATGTATTTAAACAAGCTGCTGCGCAAGCTTTTGATGCATTAGGGCAGACATTTTTCCCACTTAGCTTATACGGCGCTAAATGAAGGATGGCCGTCTTATATCCGAATCGCTCCCCTTTAGCCATCTTGGTCTGACTATAATAATTAAGAAGGGGCATTAGTCCAATAGCGTGTAATATTCATTAGTAAAATACTTTTGAAAAAATTCACGTCCTTTATTCATTGTTTTAGCTGCAGTGAAGTCACCCGCATCATATAAGAGCTCCGAGCCCTTTATTACATCATAAACAGCTGTAGCAAATTTTGGAATTATTGCTTTTTTTCCGCTGAAGGGATTCTCCACCGTGTCCAGCTCTTTAGCTGTTTTAGGGTTCACATAGATATCAAATGGAATTTTTATTTTTTTTCCTTTAAAATCTACAATTGTATTTTTTTTCATTTTTTTCCTTTTGTTTGTGTTACGGCCCGGTCCATTTTTAATCCATCCCCCATGCTAGCTATGAGCCCTGACTTTAACAGGTGTGGACGGACCGAGCCAAATTGCAGGGCCGAGAGTCGAACCCTCCCTTCGTCGTTGACTAGGGGGTTGAGTGCTGGCGCTGCGAGATCCTTATAGCATGGGATTTGATGGGCTGTCAAATCTTTTTTACAGCTTGGCAGCTAAAGCTTAGGATCCGGCCCGCCAGGGCCGGAGCTCAATGGTTAATTATTTAAAAAAAATTGCATATAAGCATTTGCCTCGCGCAGCTAGACCCGAGCTCCACGCACATAGCAACATTTAGAAATCGCATAGCAACATTTAAAAATCGCATAGCGATTTTTAAGGATCTCGCATAGCGATTTTTAGAAACTCAAATTTTTTCCCATAGCATACGATCAAAAAGTAGAAGAAGCGTGGCACTTGAAGCCTCGCCCTCTGCTAAAAGTTCCACGCGCCTCGTCTCACGCACCTTGTAAAGTTTTAAGAGACCTTGCGTGAGGGTCTCTTGCAAGATAAAAGACTTGCCTCCGTGTAATTGATGATCTAAATGCCAATTTATTTGGTACTTTGAGAGACCCAAATTCTTGACTTCATTTGACTTTAATTCAACCCAAATAGACTTACCCTCACAGATATAATAAACATCAGGAATTCCATTGATTGTATTACTTTCTATACGAAAAATTTGACCTATTAACTTGAGTTTTTTTATCTTTGCCCACAATAAACTCTCTCGTTTTTTCATGAGAGAATATTAGTCAAGTTTTTAGATAAATCAATAGGCGACAGTCAAGTCGCCTATGATACTGATTGCGTCATCAATTTTATTATTTTGGTAGTTTTTTAACCTGATTTTGCCAAGTTATTCCCACATTACTTAAAACATCATTAAGTGATTTCTTCAAATCCTCTGAAACATTTGCCTCCATGACTTGATCTCTGCAAGTTTCTTTAAGGTTTTTAAGATATCCTAATTTTTGACCTTGATTAGTTTCTTCTGCTTTCTTTTCGGCAAGTGCTTTTGCCCATTTTCTTATCTGATTTAGACAAAACTCAACACTTATTTTTGAAAAGTCATCATCATCTCTACCATACCACTCCTTACTAGCACGATAAGTTTTATTTTTTTTGCTAGTATTTTCAAAAAACGACCTTGCTTTTCGCCTTGCTATTTCAAGATTATTTTCTGCTTTTTCAAGATTGTCAATTATTTTCTCTGCGCCAATTTTTTTGGCTAAAGTTTTCTCAACACTCTCAGTCATCTCTGCAATAGTTGATTTCAACAATAACTCCTCTTGTTCAATAAGAGGGTCAAGTTTTCTATTCAACTTATCTCTGAAATGGTCTCTTTGATATAATTGCATACCCTTTGACATTTTTTTCCTTTCTATATTGTAGGTAAAATTTTAATCTTACCTTTTTTAATTACACACAGAGAACCACCATTGTTACCCTCGTCATCTGACTGAACAACAATGATTTCCCCTGTATCAAGTTTAAAAGAAACTGGTCTATTGTCAAAACCATTTTCCTCCGCCTCTTGATTAGACATGTATCTCACAGATACAATTTTTTTACCTTCAAGAACTTGCCTCGCTTGCTCGTTCCAATGATTTTCTTTACCAAGAACACTCATATTCAACTACTTTCTTTTCTGCTAATGCTTTTTTGCAGAAATCTAAAAACTGTTCATCTAGTTTTCTGTATTCGTTCACAGCATCTTCTTGAAATTGTTGCCCCCAAAAAAAGCCGTCACTTGCAAAATAAGAATAATAATCTTCTTTAATTGCTTTCTCTAATGCTTTAACAACTTCCTCTGTCATATAGACAGTATCACCAGCATTAAAACCTAAATGAGACATATCAAAACCCTCTTCCTTGTCTTTTCCCTCTAAAAGTTTTTTATACTTATGTTCATTTTGTTTTATCCATTGTCTATTCATAAAGACCTGAAGCCTTGCGTGTTTTCGCCAATAAAAACCATGTTCCTCAGGTTTGCATTCATCACTAAATATTTTTTCAAAATTTAATTTTTGACCTTTTAATTTAGCATATTGATCTAGTCCCATTTTTTTCCTTTCTTTTTGGTTTGTGCCATTTGCTATCATAGCTGATTTTTTGACCTAAGAAATCTAAAGCGCAAACATTTTTCTCACATCTGACGCAATAAATTTGTAACCCCTTAAAAGTGAAACCCACTTCTAAATGAACCCACTCACGAGGGCTAATGATATATTCTTTTTTGTCATTAATAGGTCTTTTATCCAAACAACTTTTACAATGTAAAAAAGTTTGAATATCATTTTTCATTTTTTTCTTCATACATGGGATACTATAAGATAGCAGATAAAGGTCAAGTAAATTTTTTGATAATGAAGTGAATTACAAAAATAAGACCTACGAATAGTATGGGGTGATTTATAACGAATATGATTAAAAGTGCGATTATGTAGTCAAGCATTGTGTCATTTAGTTTTAATATCTTTAACTTCTATGACGCAACCTTTTGGTATTATAGTTAAATTTCCTATTTCTGCAATATCTTTTTCGTTATCCTCTAAAGCATAATCACCAAAAATTCTATACATACCTTTGCTTTTACTTAATAAATGACCTTTAGTTATACAAACAGCTAGTTTTACATTTTTTGCCTCTTCAATACTTTGCCAACCGCTTTCACTTGTTATATCGTACCAATGCACTTCAACAAGTTTATATTTTTTTTTAATTTTTTCTAATGTTGTTTTATCTGGCTGCATAAAAAATTTACATAGTAACTTTTAGTAATATTGTTTTAAAATTTACATGGTAACGTTTAGTAATAGTGTTTTTATTTTTCATAGTAAAGTTTAGTAATATTGTTTTTTGTTTTTACCTTCACGCTGCCAACATTCATATTCAAACCTGGATTATGCACTTCATTAAATACGGTCATAAATCCAGACCAACCAGTTTTAAGAAGTTTCTTTTGGCGTAACGTCAATGATATTCTTGGCTTGACCAATTTTCTTTTCGATCTCTCCAAGACGTTTCTCAAGCTGTTCACGACTCATACCCTCCAGTCCTACATGTTTTACTTCTGTTTGATTAACAAACATATTAGCCATTTGACCAGATCTATATTCAGCATTTACTGCTACACCTATCTGACCTTTATTCTCCGCTTTATTAGATAAATATTCAAAACGTTTATATCTTTTTAATTTATCTTTTTCATAAATGCTTTTTTCTTTTAGTAATTTTGTTTCTAAGTATCTAACAACATGTGGATTTTTATCTGGATTTGTAAGTCTCGAGCCAATCTCATGAGCTCCATTTGGACTTTTAGTTTCATACCCAGCTTGTCTTACTGCATCGGCTTTTGAAATTTGTCCCCAATTCGTTACAAGTATATCAACAAAAGCTTTCTGCTTTGGTGTCAAGTCTGTAATTGATTTTACTGCCTTAGATCTTCTATTGCTCATTGTATTTTAATATACCAAATATTCTTATTTTGCTAATACCTCTACCTTACAAAATAATAAAACTAATTAATTTTTAACAGAAAAAGGGGTCAAAAATTTTTTGATTTTAATAAAATTCTTAAACTTTAAGAATAAAATTGTCATAAAACCCTTTATTTATGCTGTTTTTCTTAATTCTTAAAATGAATCTTGTTTTTAAAAAAAATATTTTTTTTTATTTGTAAGCTATAGGTATTACGAAAAAATTTGTTATAATAGTTTGTTCGAACAATTTTAGATATCTTTATCTTTGTTTGTGTATAAGGGGCTGGGAGACTAGCCCCTTATCTTTTTATCCTTTACCCATATAAGTTTATTTAGTATTATAAATCATGCATTTATTTGCATTTTTTTTACCTCGTGGGTTAGTGAAGGCGGCGGGGGATAGAAATCCTCGCCGTATTCCGCCTTGACTTTTTACTGAATTATAAGTGCGCATAAATTTTTTACATTTGAAATAGGCGCGTTATAGACTTGTTTTCGAGCTTCCTCTACTAATCTTCTTAAAATTATTCTAGTTTCTGTATCTTTTTCATCCTGTAATTTTTTGTATAAAACGTAGTATTTTTGCCATTTAACTTGTTTATAGGTAAACTTTATTGTCATATTTTTGACAGCTTTTCTATATTGCTGCCTTACTTGTTCTGGATCCCAACCAGCCCACCAACTTATCTTTTCAAAATCTTTGCCCTTCATTATCCAATTATGCGCTTCAAATTTATTAACAGCTGACTTTCTGTCATTCAGATCTACACTAGCATCTTCTAAGGCATTTAATATTACATGCCTCCATAATTTCTGTTCTGCGTCTTGATGATTGTTGTGTACTAAGTCTGTGGCTAACTCAGTGCCCATAAGTCTTAATAAGCTTTGAGAGTAAATCACGATATGGTGCCTCCAGATGTTTGATAATAGGACTTAGAGAGGCGACCTCATAATTTTGCTGTACGTCTTCAATCAGTGACGTTAACTGTGCACCGGTTATCTTTTCTTCACATATAACATGTTGAAGAGATTTAAATTCATCAGCATAATTCATTTTATAATTATACGCTTCAGTCATTAGGCTTGTCACCCTTGATCACTTTGAAATTTATAATCTCAGCAGATTTACTTTTGATGTTTTTAGAAGATTTATTATTGTTTTTATATATCTCGTCAGCATCAGCAAAAAATTTGTATATACTGGTATCATCATATCCAAACTCAACACCACACATAGCCGAATCAATGGTTACTAAAACTTGATGATATTGAGGGTAAGTAAGTTTACGCGCTAATAGCTTTAGCGTATCAGTTAGATTTTTTCTTAGTTTGCTTTTTGCTGCCATAATTTTCTACATAAAGTTTATCAATAATGTTTATGTAATCGTCAGCCGTGACCCGTGGTCCGTGATATTTATGGCCTGATCCACTACAGAAGAGACACGTGCCAGTGTTCTCGGAGCTGCCTCGAACATAACCGTTGCCTTTGCAGTGTTTACAAATCTTTATAGACTTGCTTATCTTTTGATGCATAAATTATTTTCAGTTTAATTTCAAACTAAAAATAACACAAAAAAATTTTTAAATATCTTTTATTTATTCACAAAATAAATTAAAGCTCCAAGACTTAGAGCTAATGCGAGTGCTACCATCATATCAATACAAAAAATACACATTATACCTTATTAATTTAAGCAAGGGTCATAGACCCCTACTTTATTACGCAACTTTTTTTCCGTTCTTTTTCACTTCAACTTTTTTTACCTGACGATTCCAAGGCTGCAGTTCTTTCTTTAATAACAACAAAAGTTCTATGGCCATGGTATCAACGTGTTGCTTACTACCACCACTGATCTCTACTGTAATAGTTTGTTTCTTGATTCGTTTCATCTTAAAATCCTTCACGCTGCCCTCCTTTTCTTTAATCGATCCTTACTCCACTTTTCACGAGAATAGTTCCTTTCGATTTTAACAAACTTAGAACGTTTAACTTCATCCAAATGTTGTTTTAACATTTGTAGCAAACTATCTTTTATCATCTTATCAGTTTGATACTCTCGTTGTGCATGAGCAGACATTTCAAAATTTACAGTGACTTTATAATCAAAGTTTTTCTTAGACATTATTTATTCTCCCTTCCAGTTATTATTGTAGATATGAAGTTTCCTTTTTTATTGGTGTACTCCACATGATATTCTTTCTTATGATCAAGTTTAGATTGTAATTTTTTAAGAGACATTGCTTGCATCTCCTCTGCCTCTCCAACGTCTTTACCAACTTCATTAGTAACGTTGTCTACTATATCCTTACTTAACTCTCTAACTTTGTATGTGTATCGCATCATTATTCTTTCCTACAGTTACCTTTGTTTATGTCATGTGATCCATCTTTCTCAAAAAACCAGACATAGGACCACTCATCATGCCCAGGTGTACATTTTTTACCCAACGTCACGGTATAACCGCAGCCTGTTAAGAATAAAAATGCAAACATCATTATAAGTCTCATTGCTTACCTCCTGTTCTCATTTCTAAAAATTTATTTTTACAATACTCAAGCATCTCTTCAAATTTACCCATTGGCTGCTCTATCGTAATAGCGTTTCTTTTTTCGCCATTGACCCATAGTTCTAAAGTGCCTGTTATTTGATTTACTTCAACACTAAACTTTTCTTTTCCTTTGTGATGAAAATTTATTCTTTCAATATCTTGAGCTTCAATCATTTTGTTTTACCATTTAACAGCTTCTTTTTAAAAGCTTCTAATGACAATCCCTCTCTCTTAGCTTGAAACTTAAGATAGTCATTAAAGATTTTACTAAACTGTGGTCCTGGTCCTCTATGTTTTGTTTTAGCAATCGCAACCAATAAAGTATGGTCATCTTTGTTGATAGCTAAACTCTTCCACTTGTTAATATCCATTGTTCCTCTCTCTCTTTTTTATATTCTTTTTTATTTTTAGCTTTAGACTTCAGTATATTGCTATACTCATCAATATACTGAGATCCGTTATTATATTTTTGAGTGATACGATTAATGGCGTGTATTCGTTTGTCTTTCCAATTCATCGATCCTCTTTTCTAATTTTATCATGTGATCTCTAATCTCCACAGACATATGTAAAGTTTTGTTGCATAGATCCTTTGTGCTTTTCAATACTTCACCAGTGGCATCAGTCACTTTGATTATATTTTTGAATTGCTCTTCAATGATTTTAAAAGCATCATCATAGTTTGGTTTGTTTGTAATCTTTGCGGGTTCACCGAAAAGTTCAATTGTTTTTTTTACTAGACTCATTTGTTCTCCCTGTTTGCGTTTACATTTAACTTCATCATAGAGCAGCACTATGGCTAATGTTTTATTAGCAGGATAGTGATATCTACCGTCTTTATCCTTCACATTGCAATTCTCTATGGCTGAAACATAACTGTCAAAAGATAAAGAGTCCTCAGTATCACAACCTTCATGATCCATTATAGGAATGTCAGCGAGTGTATCATCCATATGTTTTATGATAGAATGAAATAACAGACTCGAGCTCTTAATCTTGATCAACATATTATTACATACAATATAATGGGATAGGTGTGGAAGTCAACGAAAATATGAAATTTATTCTTACTATAAGTATTTGTTCCATGGTTTTTCAGGATTGTTCCCCTCCTGTTCAGCACCCTGTTATATTTGATACATGGGAAAGTTGTGTAAAAACGGCCATATTTGAAGTGACAAACGTTATAAATATGTTAGATAAAGACATGATGAACACTAATCAATTGGGGCCTGCTTTTAAATGTAGAGTCTTAGAACAAATCTAATGTTAGCTTCAACTATAGGATCTTGGATACTGTTTGGTACCCTATGTTATACCAACCCTGGAGACGTTGATAAATGTCATCAAATCATTCAAAAAGGCGTTTTAAGCCCCGCAGACTGCTCAGTAATTTGGCAGAGTACCGCCAATAGGCTTGACCGTGAAATCACAGAAAAAGAGCTATCTATGACCTATGTACAGGGTGTTTGTCTGTCTACTGAGCCCGGTGTAGACAAGACTATCAATTTATCCTATAATTAAATATGAGAGCATATAGGATCCAAGCCAGAGTGGGAGGAAAGTATATGAACCACTTATTAGTCGCTGAAAACGACAAGGCAGCCCTAGATGCTTTTGTAGTAAAAGTAGGTGAGGGCAAAGTAGAGATGAAGGACGAAGACTTCTACAATAAAAACCACACTTACGTAACATATGAGGAGTTGAATGAGTCCAGAGAAAATACGTCTGTTGAACAAGCTGAACAATCTCAACGCTAAGTGGTCTAATGACTATTTAAAAAATCAGGGTTCAGTAAATGTTAATATGGTTCAGACTGAGAGAGATATTAAGTCTACAAGAAATGCCATTAAGTATGAGGACGTACAAGAAAACTTAAGAGCTACAGGTTAACTAGCTTTTAATAGTATCAAAACTAAACTTTTCTCTCAGGATACCTATCGGCTTTTTAAAATTATAGTGATTAACAATACTCATTAATTTTTTTCTTTTAACGACTGAATATTTTAATAATAAGTTAGCAACATGAAAAGCTTTCCTATGGGAGCATCTCCATCTCCATTGTGGTTTTTTTCCTAGTCCTTGATTTTTTTTATAATTTATCGTCCCAACTTTAACTATATTGTAAAACCAATGCAAAGGTTCTATCTCAGTCATAGCTATCTCTAAATTAATGTGCCACTTCATACAACCTTTTTTAATTCTGTATTGTTTGTACACAACACATCCTTCACCATCAAATAGACCAGCTGCGTAAGCTATTAAATCATTTTGCGTCGCCCCATGATTTTCCTGTGCCATGGTCAACGACGAAGGGAACTTTAAATTCAATACACTCCTCCATAGTTTTTTTTATTGTCGAAACATCTTTTTTATCCTTTACATTAAAACAAAGTTCATCATGTATTTGTAATATCGGCAAGTGACCAGCATTATAACAGTTAACCATTGCCTGTTTAGTTTGATCAGCAGAAGATCCTTGAATTAATCTGTTTAGTGCTTTGTATGTTTTTGCTCTTTTAATATTATCTCTACCGTATTTGGCTACAGCGTTGTCAAAAGTTTCTGGCATGTGTAAACCAAAGTCTTTAGTTTCCCATTGATCAAATCTACACTTGCGTCCTCTCTTAGTTCGTATTACACCTTTGTCTTGAGCAGTTAACATACATTTTTCTGAAAGCAATTTTACAAATGGGACTTTTCTATTATACTTACTTATTAATATCTCCGCTTCATCTTTTGTTAAGCCTAAGCTGTTTGCAAGTTTATTCTTACCCATGCCATACATTAAACCTAAACCAATTGTCTTTGCCTGTGTTCTCTCTATTCCAACAAGATCAGCTACTGTCTGATGAAAATCAGCAGATGCATTTTTATATGCATCAACTAATTCTTGAGACCCTTCATATCCCTCTCCAATAGAGGCTGCATAATGCACCGTCATTCTAGGTTCTTGTTGAGAGTAATCGAAACTACCCCATTGATGTCCCTCTTCAGGTATAAACAAAGATCTAATCTTAGGACCAAAATCTTTATTACGTGCAGGGATTTGCTGTAAGTTGGGGTTACCCATAGATAACCTACCAGATACTGTGCCTCCTTGATCTGAGCGTAATTGATTTATCTCTCCATGTATTCTACCCTTAATTTGATATCTCATAATTGAAGATAAAAATGTGCCATGGAACTTGTTTAATTCTCTAGCTTGTAATATAAGTTTTGAGATTTTATGTTTACTATTAACCAACCAATTGTGTGTAAATGAAGGTTCGCCAGTTTTCTGAGTACGTGGGTATTCTATCTTTAATTTATCAAAGGCGGTGGAGATCTGGCGTGCTGCCCAAATGTCAATGTCTAATCCTGATTCTTTTTTTATTGCCAACATTACTTCTTTCTCTTGGCGTATCATTTCTTGTTTTAATTTTTCAGCTGATTCCACTTGCACTCTCACTCCTCTTTGCCTCATTTTAATTAAAATAGGTAAGAGCTCAGACTCTAACTCCCAAATAGTAGTAAGACTTTGTTGTTGAATTTCTTGTTTAAATCTTTGCCATAACATAAGCGTGAGCCGTGCGTCTTGTTCAGCGTAAAATCCAACATGCTCTGCTGGTAATTTCCACATTTCTCTTTTAGCATCGATGCCGTGTTCTTCAGCTGCTAACTTAAGATCTGTCTCTGCTTTTAATTCACCTAAATAATCTTTGGATAAACTATTTAAACTATATTGATATCTGTTTTCATCAATCAAAGCTGCAGCTATCATGGTATCTACAATAGGTCCGTGCACCGTGATTCCACTAGCCTCTAGCCAACCAACATCGTACTGTGCATTATGAAAAATTTTCGTACAAGGTAAAGCACATATATCTTTCATATATTTCTTAACTTGCTCAGGTATCATATTACCACCACCGAAATGACCAAACGGATAATATCCTTGCCAGCCTGCTACTGCTACAGCTATGCCGATTATCTCTCCTTTATTCAATGCCCAACCAGCACCAAGACTTTCATTTATGCCGTCGTCTTTAGTTTCTAAATCAATTGCAATCTCGGTTGCTCCAGATAAATCTTTGAACTCTGATGGTGAAGACCAAATATGTTTTTTAAAATTCATCGCTAACTGTAAACTCATAAAGATCTCTCCCATCTAAACTTTTGTAAAGAGTGTACTTTAGGTTGCCACTCTCTACCTTTGCGAGTGGTCCAACCTTTACCTTCCGAGAAAGATTGCGTTGTGCCTGAGTGTATGTAACCAGCTGCTCTTAAGCTTATCCCTGTCTCTGTCTCTAATGTGTAAGTCAAAATTTTAGTCCCACCCATTTCTTTCCAAATTCTAGCGCAAGCTCCATATAGTAAACTGTTTACATTCTTAGTGCCTGTTGTGCAAGTTCTAACTATCTCTGCAGTATATCCATCATCTAATCTTCTAGATACGGGTCTACCTACTATTGCCACTCCTAAAATAGTTTCTTTTGCATCAATTGCAGCTATACAAAATTTACAACCTTGTACAATTTTACTGTGCCTATGATTCTGTTTAACATATTCATTTGCAAACCTAAGTGTAGTAGGTTTTATTTTCATATAAATAAATATGCATAAAGCAACATAAACACAGTAACAAAAAATCCTAAGTATAAATACAATTCAAATCTATTTGGATCCATGTATCTCCTGCTCTGCTATCATTATAGCTTTACCGATTTCTTCTGCGATTTGTGGGACAATAGAGTTTCCCAATGCTCTAAGTCTGTATATTCTGCCGGGTAACCCATCAGCCACTCTACCCACGTTGGGTTCAGCTTCCCACCAGCTTTGGTGCTTAGAGCTGTCCCCCCTTGTTGATATTTGTTTTTCCTGTAATGTACGTCGTCCTGTACTGGCGTTGGCCACATCTTGACTGCTTTGCTGAGTCCGGCTCCTCTCCCTGTCTTCGGATTGATTCCGCTCCGTTCCGTTGATGTTGGCGTTGGCCATAGTCTTGGTTCTCTCACTTGATCCTCTAATCTTAGATGTATTGCATGACCACTCGGTCTTTTCATATGTCCCTGATCTAGCGCTTTCTTTATTCCTGGAAGATTGCTCCCCCCTGATGCTGCGTCTGGCGTTCGCCACAATCCAGATTCTCTCTCTTTTGTGCGGGGCACCAACAGCTGCAGCTGGAATATTGAACGCCCTGACTTCGTAACCTTCTCCTTCCAAGTCAGTGCACACATTTTCGAATACCATGCCGTCTTGGATATTAATAATACCTCGCACATTTTCTCCAATAACCCACCTCGGCTTAAACTCTTTGATGATGCGAAACATTTCTGGCCAGAGATGTCTGTTGTCGTCTGTCCCTTTTCTTGCTCCTGCAATACTGAACGGCTGGCAGGGGAAGCCACCTGTGATAATTTCGGGAAACTCAATTCCATCTGATTTAAGTTTTTGTTTTGTGATTTCTTTGACATCGTTATAAATTTTTTTATCCCAAAATTTTTTAATCACTTTCTGACAATATTTATCTATCTCACAAAAAGCAACCGTTTCAAAACCTGCTCTCTCTAACCCTAAAGAAAATCCACCAATGCCACTAAATAAGTCTAAAGTTTTCATTCAACTTCAGTGTAACCAGTGCCTTGATCTCTGTTACTCCACCTTTTGTTCCATGCCCAAACATTAAGTTTTGAACCTAATCTTTCTATCCATGAGTAAGGTTTATCCAATGTCCTCTTTAGAATTATTCTAATCTTCGTTACTAGATCCGGGATTGTTATCATCCTTCTCCTTTTTTGCTTTGAAAAATAATTTTAAAAATGCTCGATAAGCCCCACCGCCTTGATAATCTTGATCAGCTTTTTCTTTAGCTGCCTCTAAATCATTTGGTATCTTACCCCTTATTTTTATTCTATGTTTAATCGCCATCTTTTAATCTTTTCTTTTCTAGTTGACAGTAATGAATAATTTTATCTAAATCCTTTTCTTTGTCCTTCATTAAATATCTAACAACGTATTTAATAACTACCCCTTGGAAGAACGAGAGATTATTTTTTGCAATAAATTCGTAGGGTTGAATTTTATATCCTTTATAATGTTTAGGCCCTTTGTTTTGTGGGAATGCGTCTTTGAATAAATCTGGGTCTGTCATTTTTTTTCCTGTATATACACTAAGTAATCAGCACCTAACGGATAGTTATATTTATAATCACTTCTCAATAAATGTAAAGCCTTTCTTGCTCTGGTCACACCTGTGTACCAAACTTTCTTTTCATTAATTTTTTCTTCTCTATTTTTTGTTCTAAAATTTGCTGGGTAATTAGCTTTCGAATATAATATTACATTATCAGCTTCATCTCCTTTTACAGAGTGTATTGTATCTATAATAATCTTAGGCTCTTGATCTAATTGTTTTTGTCCATACCTTCTAAGTAGTCTAATAAAATTTCTTGTCTGACCTGGCTTAAAATTTCTTTTCAATATCCAAAACCAGTGTTTCTTTTGTGAGCTATTAGGTAAATCTAAGCCACACCATTCTTTTAAATAATCAAATGTGTAGTCTCTGTAGTCTGGCTCCTTAGACCAAAACTTATCTGTCCTGTAATCCGAATCACTTACTTCTCTAATAAACCTATACAAATTTTGTGATGCCTTTTTATTAATAGATTTATTGTTGCTTAACTTAGTCCAAGCTTTGATTGCCTCCCATTGTTTTTCGTCAAAACATTTATTGTCATGATTATCTTTGAAATATAAACCAGCATCCTTAGCTAACATTCTTAATTCATTAACAGTGTTATGTACCCGACCTAAAATAAACCATGTGTCTTCACTCTTATCAAAAGGTATCTCTCTAAAATTTAAATAAGACTTTACATATCCTTGTGTTGCACTTGGTAAATATTCTTTCTCTTCACTATCAAGTATGCCCCTTCTAATAATCTGAGAAAATTTATGTATGGCTTCTCCAAATCTTCTTGTCTTCCTTAACTTAACTTTTCTGCCTGGGAAAAATTTAGTAAAGTATTTAGGGTCTGCACCATTCCATTTATATATTCCCTGATCATCATCTCCAGCTAAATATATTCTATCTACCTTAGTTGCCATCTTGTAAATGACAGACCATTGCAACGGTGTGCAATCTTGAGCTTCGTCTAAAATTAAAACAGATAGTTTCGGAAACTCTACTTCTTTTATCGCTCTCTCAATCATATCATCAAAGTCTATAAAAGATCTTTGTCCGCCTGCTCTTTTGTAATTCTCATATGTATTAATCTTTCTAAGGTAAACTGTAAGGGAGTCTCGTTTGTAACTTTCATTTTTGTAACACTCTTCTGGTGAGACTAATAAATTTCTAGACTTAGAATAAACACCAAGCGACCAGTCTTTATATGTAAAGTTATCATCTGATAATCTCTTGTCTGATCTTTTAACTATCTTTGTTTGCAACGCATAATCAATCATACAATCTTTAGGATCAAAGACTTCTTCTTCAAAATATCTTCTACAGTATGTATGCAATGTTTTAAATCTACTAAAGTCTTTATCACCATATTGTGGAAAAGCATCCATAGCTCTTTGTACTGCTGTGTTAACAGCTTTGTTTGTGAAAGACAGAAAAGCAATATTCTCTGGATTATAATTTAATCTTAAGTATTTTTTTAAAACACGTTCAATCAATGTAAACGTTTTGCCTGTGCCGGGTGGTCCAAATATTTTTATTGTTTTGTGGTAGAGCTCTTTTAATTTTTTTATTTCTTGAGTCTTATCCATTCTTAATTACCACTATCATCAAAGGTCTTAAATATCCAGTTTTAGGTTCTTGATTATCCTCACTAAAAAATTTAGTGCCATATAAACCTTTTGTCTTTTCAATAAATCTTATCTCTATATTATTTTTTGGTTTATGTTTTTTATTATCCCAAAGGTAAGTATGGAAATAAACAGAATTAGTCGATGCGGGTAATAAAAATACTGCAGTGCACTTAGACTCACAAGCCTTTTTAATAAAGCTTGGTATCGTGTAATCAAACATGGGGTGACAGTAAACAGTTTCACCATTCCAATTTTGTTTACGTGCATCTAGTTCTTTAGTCCAATATTTATCTACTAAATGATTTTTGTCTGAGGCACATGCATCCACAGTGAAATTAAATTCTTTAGACAGTGCGCTCCATATTTCTTTTGGTGTTCTAATCCATTTCATTTTTAAAATCTTTTTAGTGTGCAAAAGATTAAATTGTTTCTGTTGGGTCATCAGGTTTTAAATTTGCCGGTATGAAATTCATCATCAAGCTCTGATGGTTTGTTATCTACTTTGACCGGTGGTTTTTCTTTTCTGTGCTCTGCAAAAGTCGGTAGTTTGACATACCATACATTTTGTTCACCTTCGTAATAGTCATGCCTTTGGCAGCCTAAAAATCTAATAGCCTCTGTGGTAGTGTTGAAAATTCTTTTTCTAGAATTTAAATAACTTTCTAATGTTGCTTTTTTAAAATAACAGAGATTTGTTTTAGAATCTAAAATAACATAATCGTCTTTAAGTTTTTCATAATCATCTTCTTCAATGTGGTCCTCAAAGAATCCTTTTAATATTCTATACTTCTCTTCAGCCATAGTATCTTCAAATTTTAAATTAGTATCTTCTTCTGCCCTTTGTACTAACTCATATAATAACATTTCAAATGGTGATGGGCCCGTCTTTGGTTTTGGTAATGTTCTCCAAAAAATTTTATATTTTAAAAGTTTTACTCTCCAAGACTTCTCATCCTTCATGTCTTCAGGTGTTACTGTAATATACTTATCTTGAAATTTAAAAGTATAATGCATGGACTTTGTATCCTGCACAAATGTTATTTCAGAGAAGTCCTCTAATATATCAGGTGGTTGAGTGCCTATACCTAATGATCTATTTTTACATTTATCTTTAGAACATAGTGGAGTCATACATTTCAAAGTATAATTTTTTTTGGATAATGAATTTAGTATGGTGCTTTTAATTTCTTGCACTGTAAGTGGTTTAGTAAACACTTGTTTATTTCTATCTACCAATATCTCTAGTAATTCTTTTTTTGATAGTTCTCCATCAGCTTTCTTCATCTCCATCACACCAATATTAAACAGCAAATCATTTCGGTGGTTACCTGACCATTTTTCATTAATCATGCTTTGCACGCAAGGTGGATACTCAGACCATCTACTCTCTGGCTCATATTCTTGTGTCTTAATTTTTTCTAAATCTTCTATAGAAATAATTTTTGTATTTGAATAATCTATAAATCTACCTATTAGTATAGGTGTATTGTTTTCATCATAGCC